ATAAAATGTTCAGAATAAATTCCATCATACGAAGCTGCAGATTTTTTCATAGGAAGATCTCTCATATCCCATATTTCAGCATCCATAGTTTTATCTGTACGGAAACCATTTACTATTTCCCAGTTAATTCCACGCCTTGCTTCACCAGCAATTTCTAAGAAGGTTGCCATATACTTAACTCCGTATGTTCTAGTCTTGGCATTTCAAATTTTGTACGAGCCAAGAAGTGATTGAGTTTACCGTCAGGTTTACCGCGCCATTGATATGGCATACGATTCCAAGTTGTACTAAACTCGGTTACATTAAAAATGGGTTGTGATAGTTGAAGATTGACATACATTTGTTCTGTATATCGAGTGTGAAGGACATAGTCATCTACAGAAGTAAAGTGCTCTTTAGCTTTAGCTCTACCTTCTTTACTCCACAATTGAAAGCCTCCATTAAGATAACGGAACCTTTCATCTGGATAACGAGTTGATTTAGGGAACATCCAGTCTTGGCCAAATAAATGTTTACCGTATGCAATAACACCTCTTTCATGTAGAGGCTTATCCATTACATTACGCAACCATCCTGCAGGTCCACCGGTATGCACACCATATTCATGTACCATTGCAACATCTTGAATGTCACGAATGAATACATTATCTTTACTGGAGATAAGCATATCTAAATCTAAGCAAAAGATATTATCGTATTGTTCAAACTGCGAATCATAAAATAATCGCAGAGAATCTAAACGAGGATCAAGGTGTGTAAAATATCTATCGTGGCTAAGCATGTATTCAGCACCACATGCATCAGCATATGCCATAGCAGATCTTTGTCCAGCCTTTGCCCATTCAGGCATATTCACTCCACCCATATCAGCATCAAAAGACTCATAAGGAATATAATATTGGAAGACTAAATTACGCATAATATACTTTCAATTATTTAGTAAGCTGGCCCTTTGCTAAACCACGGCATGACCACCTCTTTGGTTTGTATCCCTTCATATGTATATGAACTGCACGAGACATTTCATAAGCACGGGATTCACATCTTTCATAAGTCTTGTATGGGCCTCTTTGATCTTCTAAAGTTATGCACTCTGCTGGATTTGACATTAAACATACCCACACTAGGGCTTGGTACATTAACTAGTGCCATTCTTCTTTGTCTTCTGGTATGCTTGTGCACCAAAGAAAGCACCGACTAGAGCTGAAATTGCTACAAAGTATGTAGGCGCGATATCTGCAAGTAATTGCCCAGTTGTTTCGTAGCCAACCATATCTGCACAAAAAATACCAACAGGATATAAAAGCATACCCCACAGCGCAAACCACGCCATACGTCTAATTTGATCTTCCTTTGCATCTTCATTCTGTTGCATAGCTTGCTTATGTTCAAACTCTGCTATTTCTTTTGCTCTTGCCATTTCACTATCTGTAATAATGCCATCACCATCCGCATCTAAATGCTCGAATAATGATCCTTTTTCGAGAGTTTTTGCCATTGATTAGCCTCCGCTAGGATTTTGTTTGCTATTTCCATTGCATCATCAAATCCATTACGAAGTGAGTTAGACTTATGTCCATTCTCAACAAACCAATTAAGACTATTTATACTACTACCAGCATGCCCGTTCATATTATAATTTTCAGTTATATCTTCAAATTCTGTACGCATATTAAGTATTGTGCTTATTGGCATGCTTTCTCCAGTTCTACAAATAGGTATTCTTCTAGATCATCTTCATTTGCTTGAAAGCGAATACCAATACCTCCAGCTTCTATCCAACGCTTGATGTTTTCAGGTTTATCATCAACTAAAATGTTTGGCTTGCGAGTTAGTGCATTCCAAGCATACTTATGTTTGTTACCAGTAAAGATCATGTTCTCAACTAAAGGTGGCATATAATCTTTATCTTCTAACCATCTGCGTTTCCAATAAGATGAATTCATTGTATCACCACGTAATGGTGAAGAACAAATTCCCCAGTCACCATTGGATATTTCTTTTACAAATCTTATGATTTCACAGGATATACTAGGACCTGCTCGCCGAGGTCCACGATCTTCTCTAAAGATTGGAAGTGTGTAAAAGAAGTTTGTGTTAGCAAGTTCTTTGAATTTGATTTCACGATCTTGAATAGACTTCCAATGATCTACACCGTATTTTAATTCGATGCCACTAAAGAAGTCTGCAATGACTCCGTCCATATCGAGATATACTGTCATTATTTGCTCCTCATGTTAATAAGGATTTCACCCATATCCACTAGATCGAGTGTTTGTTCAAGGTAACCAATTCTGTCTAGAATATCTGCACCGGGTTTTACAACATCTGTTAATGCTGTATATTCATTCCGGAATGCTTCTAATTGAGACATTTTAAGAACCTGTGTAGTAATGTATTCCATAATAAAATTCTCCTCTTTTTTTATTATAGATCTATTATACCACAGTTTTCAGCAAATGTACACCGTTAAATGCATTTAATGTGAAAATAATTTTCGTCTATCGTATTCTTTTTTAGTATCAATGAGGAGTTCAATATGATTGTCACGGTGTTCTTTAAAGACTAAAGGTTCATTGTCATCCACATCCATGATAATGACTGTATTAGTAATCGGCATGCCAGTTCTTTCTTCCCACATCACCGCATAACCTGCCATTTGAGCAAAGTAATTTGAAATGTATTCTTTTTTCTTTACACGTTTAGATGTCTTAAAATCTACTATGGATGGAACACCGTCAAACTCAGCGACACAATCGCATCTGCCAGCAACACCGAGGTAAGAACTATAAAGAGGTACCTCGAGACCATAGATCTTTCCGATCCTGCTATCCAGAATTGGACGTAAGTTTTCGAGGCTTTGTCTAATGTGCGGCAAATAATCTGTAGTGTTTTCATTGAGTAAATACTTTTCTACTATAGAGTGTACAAGAGTCCCGCGCGCGGATGCCCGCCCGCCCACACGGTTTGCTTCTTCTTCTCCTACACGTTTACGCCAAGCGGCAATACCAGCTTCAGATAGTATTCCTAAAACAGTAGTAATAGAAGGAAAAGTCCTACCATCAGGAGTGTGATAGGTTCTACCTGACTTGCGTGTGTCAGCAACCAAGTCTTTATATCCAAGATCAATTGTTTCATGTGTAAACTCCATCATGTCTTAATAGTGTTATTCTTTCCAGAACCTTTTTTAATTCTACCTAAAAGATCCTTCCAGCCATTACTGGTTTTTGAGTTAGCGTGTGTTTTAGTTGATGATACAAATCCTGGTGTAGACAAAACCTTAATTAAATCAGGTTGTGCATCTAAGATTTCTTGCAATTCATCGTAAGAACAATTTACATCATGTTCTTTTTGAGTCTTAATGTCTTTTAATGTGTAGGTTGGCATCTTTTCGAATTTCTTCCTTTATAGCAGTAACACGTTTTGTCATCCAACCAATTGCTGTACTAATATGTCCAGTATCTTGTGGCTGTAAACATGATTTAGCATAGAGAATTTCATTCTCAATAATATCTATCTGATCTAATTTATCCATTACATTTCTCCTTGCCTGCGCATTCTTTTGGATAACACTGTGTCTTCATCATGTAGTATTCGTTTTCGTATGTAGCAACCCATTTGTCATCTTGAATTATATATTGACACTGCTTTTCAGTCATTGGTTCTTGAAGTACGATTTGATTTCCAATGTACTCCCATTCAGTACCAGTATTACCCCACATAGATATAACTAGTAAGAAAACTTTATCCATCACATTTCTCCATAAACCATTCAGGCATTTCACGCTTAGTCCACACCATTTTAAATCGAGCTTGCTTTGTTTTGTAGAATGCTCGATAAGATCTTACTGGCTCATTGTAAAAAAAGCATTCTGGATTCGAACCCATTGCTAGTCTAAATGGTGTAAGTGGACCGGTTGGTATATTCCTTGGCATAGTCCATAATGGTGAACCTAGATCTCGAGCAGTCTTATGTGTTTTATCATACCTATATGTATATTCTTCACACAAGGCAATAAAATGCTCGTAGTGCCAACGATAGTTTGTATCACTTTCCATTGTCCATTGAGTACAAGGATGACCGACATGCACAGCTTTGTAGTATAGTAACTCGGCTTCAAGGTCATCGGACCCTTCGTATAGATCCCAATACTTTACCATAGTCTTGCCAGATTTTGAGGGGCGTTTAGTAAGCTGGCCATCAAGAACACGATGGGCAGTGGACAACATTTGTGCAGATTCCACAACCATTTTTGGAATATGCTTATCACATTGCATTTGCGCGGCAATAACCGGATCTTCATCGAGAATAAAAATATTCATACTGTAACCTTTTCGCTTTATTAATTATATAATTATACCACAATTTATTCTAAATGTACACTATTAATTAACTACCTAATAAAGGTAACCTTCCTGTTTTTAATAAATCTAATTGTTTTATTTTCCATAATCTCATTAGAACTCTCCGTCTTCGTCTATCCTTTTGTTTTCTTATCTTTAGCCAATTCTGATTTATAAAATACAACTTCACTCTTTTATCATGCCGAATTATTTGTTTTTTCATCTGCTGGTAGAGTTTCTTTTGCCTTAACGGCTTCAGTTCTAATTTCATCTGAATTCCTATGGTTGAGGTTAATCAGTAAGAAGACCAGGAAATGCCTCCTCTACGATTGGGCGAGTAATACCCTTTGGTGTTTCTTTATTAATCATATCAATAAGTACCAACGCATCTTGAGGATGAACGCCTTCAAGCATTCCCAAGAATAGTTTTTCTCTTTTATATGCTAGTAATGATTCACATTTGTTTTGGCCTTGGACAAAATAAACAAATTGTTTATGTTCTCGATGTAAGCTGGCTGGATAATTGTGTTCTTCGCATGGAGTGTACGGAGGAGTTCCTCCGGGCAACTTCCATTTGATATTAGAATCCATAGACCCTCTTATAATATCTTTCAATGCCCAAGTTTCATTTTCTTTTAAGACCTTTACCTTATCGGCTTTATGTCTTTGCTTATCTACTTTTCTTAGTATTTCGAATATATCCATTACTTAATAAATTCCTCTACGGATTCAATCAACATCTTACATTGTTTATTTATAAGATAAGGAAGTACACGAGCTGTGTTTTCTGCCGGCACTGTTATCCAAAATTCGTCAATGATTTGATTTTTTAGTTGCTGTGGAGTTTGTGTAAGATCAATTAGCTTTTCATTGCGTTGATAGTTACGATACCAAGAAGCCGCATATAGTAATTCACCTTCAGATAGATCTTCTATAATAGCTTCTTTCTTTTTCTTTGATAGCGGTGTTTGTCTATCACCATTAACAAAGGTATCATCATGTGATAACACATTAGGGACACCATCGCCAGCATCACCTCTTAATATTTTATCGATGAGGTTAAGCCGCGGGTTATCATCCTTTACTTCTTTCTTAGTAAGTGGAGAGAACTGCTTAACATTATTGTATTTTTGTAATTGTTTGAAGTCACCATCGGCAGAAACAATCATAACATCTTCGTGGTGACCAAACTCTTGAGTCTGTTCAACTAGAGTACCGATAATGTCATCGGCTTCGCAACCATCTATATGAATAACTTTATAAGGAAAGTTTTCTTTGATTTCGTCACGGACTTGACTTAGAATAGTCCATGCCTTATTCCAATCAAAGTCTGATGCATCACGGCTTTTCTTACGGTTGGCTTTGTATTGCGGATAGTATTGTCTACGCCAATTATTACCAGCATCACATGCCAATATAATATTGGTACCGTATTGTTCTTTGTATCTTTTACGATACATACGAATAGAATTAAGAATCATATGCCGAATCATAGACTCGTCATTCATTTTCTGTACAATAATATTACTGACAGCAATACCACTAAAATCCATAATAATCATTAATAAGCTCCATTACAATTATAGATCTATTATACCACAGATTTTTAGAAAAGTACACCGCTAAATGCGTTATTCAATCATTAATTCTACAAGATCTCGATTAACTAAATGAGCTTCTTCAATATCTTCTTTTGCTTGTCCATGATACGGAACAGCGTTATGAGATTCAATAAGAGCTTCACAAAGACTATCTTCACCTACATGTAGATCTCCAAGTATTCTACCGAACTTTCCTTTAGCATCATACTTACGAGTTACTAATATTACTTCTTGCCCTTCAAGGAATTTCTTTACAAAGTTTTTAGCATTGTTACCATAAACTTTTTCTTCCTTATCAGATGTTCTTGATTCAGGTGTATCTACACCATAGAGTCTTACTCGCTCTTTATGTAACCAAACTCCAAATCCAAGATCTACATCGATGTCAACAGTATCTCCATCAACAACTCTTGTTACGTTGCATCTATATTCGAACATGATTTTTTCCTTATGTGTTTTGAGTGAATCTTACATCCAATAAACTCGTTGTAATATTCATCACTTAATAACACATCATGTTCGAATTGCAATTTGGCTTCGTAATAAGACATTTCGCCTTTAGTAGTACATAATCTTAGTATTTGTCTTTTGTAGTTACTTGTCCCTTTTCGTTCAACGAGAATTTGAACTTCTTTATTTGATCCATAATATGATTTCCAGTCAGACTCAACTCTTGTCTTGACCCTTCTAGTTCTTTTTGAATTCTTTGGTAATGTCTTAGGCCT